CATTGTCACAGTGTTACATTAGGCCATCTATTGTTAGTTACTAAAATGGAAAAGGCCCCCTAACTGGGAGCCCATTACAACGTGAATAGTGGAACAATTCGCACGAATTGCGGAATTGGGGGACTATGCCCCCGTGAATTACAGTGCGTCGATGTCGATATCATTCACCGACTCTTCCCGCGCTTTCTTGATCTGCTGAATCTTCCGAATCACAAATGCGCCGAACTGGGTGGAGAAGTCCGTTTCTTCAATTTTGGCCAGAATCTTGTCCAAATCGCCATCCGTGATGGAACCATGCGAACGTCCAGCCAAAGCGAGAATGCGCTGCTTGAACAATTCCGCCACAGTACGATACTGCTGCATTGTCTTGAACTTCTCACTGGTGGAGATGCGCTGCCAGGTGGCCGAAGCGCAGAACGCTTTTTCCAGTTCCTCCTTCGTCATTGAACCGGAGTCGCCACCTGACAAGCAGTCCTCACGCAACTGCGCAACCGAGAACAGAGCCACGGGCATTTCACTCGCCATGGGATTATTGGCGCGGAACTGCTTGAGCGTTTCACTGGCCTGCTTCATCAGCACGGAATTGACGAGATCCGTCCATGCGCCCAAGGTGGCAATATCGCTTGCGAAGCTGGGAACCACACAGTGAACTTGCCATCCATCCTCAACCCCCGCTCCTTTTGTGTTGTTCTTCTTGGCTGAGATCACCATGTATTGCCCAGCTGCAATGGAACTAACTGCTGCGTGCGCTGATTCACTGGTGGCATACAATGCAGTGTTGCCATTGGCAATGGGGGAGCGCATCGGCAGTCCTGCCAAGTCAGGCAAACCAGGGGCCTGCGTGGTGGTGATGATGGAATCCAGGGAACCGGCGGAAACTTGAATGTTAGACATAATGTCATCCTATTAGTAATGGTGGGCAATCCACCGTGATGCGGGATTGCATCCTAATGCGCACCATACAATGCGCAGTGTGGATGTAATCGTTGCAAACTCAAAACCTAACCAGTTGCGGGAACATCTCATGCGTGAGTCCGGCTGCACACTTCAACTGCTCCCTGACCATGTGACGCCAATCAGATTCTTGCTGACTGCGCAACTCGTCACGCGCAACTTGGCGGGAGACTTTGCTGCACACTGCCTCACACTGCTCCAGGAACGTCGGGCTTGCTTGGCTTGCTTGCTTGCTCATAATCATCTCCAAAAGTGTCGTTGTCAAGCCTTGATTATATCTCACTTTCAATTCCTGTCAAGCACTGTCTGTTGTAACTAGTTGCAACGATGCCATGCCTCCCAACTGCGCCAGTCTGCCGAATGTTGAATGCGAATCATTGTCACTTCCATCCCCATCCCAACCTGAATGCGAATCATTCTCATTCACAATCGCAACGGGGGTAGGGGCCTTTTTGGGCTGCTAGCGACTTATATCCTATTAGACAGCCTCCGAAAATTTCTAATTTTTAAATAACCATAACAACAACAGCAAGTACGAGGGTGGCTGGATTAGCCACTCAGTAAGTAAGGGAGCGGAAGAGAGAATGGCAACCACAGCGCCCGACACGCCCGGAGAAAGTTATGTCATCCACAAAAGATCAGATTATCACGAACGCGGCCAAAGGACTGTCGCAAGTTCAGATCTCCCGCATGCTGGGAGTGGATGAGAGCTATGTCAATCAAGTAGTGAACAGTGACGATGGTAAGGAAGCAATCGAGAAGCTGGCAACTGGCATTAGCGAGGAAAACGCCAAGTTTGACGACACGTTGGACAGTGCCGAACAGATCGCGCTGGATCGAATCAAGGCAAGAATGGGAATGGCCAACTTGCGAGATTCCTTGGCTGCATTCAAAATTTTGAACGGAGCAACTCGCCGCAGGGATTCGGCTCCAGCAACCCGCCAGCCATTAGGGCAGATTCATACAGTGGTGCTGCCACAAATTGCTGTTACCCAGTACATCATGAATTCCCAATCTGAGATTGTGGAAGTGGAAGGACGAACCATGATTTCCGCCAATGCAAAGCAACTTCCTCAGCTGATCCAGGACCGGCTTGGGCGAGTGCCAGTTGAGCGTAATGTGCAACTCTCAGACGAGAAAGCAAACCGGACAACTGAGCTTCTGGCAGGTGTAGATTCATCTCGTCCGCGCCGTAAGCTGCCAGCTGAGCTCGACATTACCGACATTCTGTAAGGTATCTCATGGCATCAGTAGAACTTGCTCTGGATGGTGAACAAGCCAGAGGAGCAGCTAAAGCAAATCTAAACTTTCTGGGCAGCTTGTGCATGCCAGACGACTTTGTGTTTGGATTTCCTGCATTCTATCTGACACTATTTGGAATCTTGACAGGATTCAGCAAAGCAGTCGAACGATATGCACTTGGCATTCCCCGCGGGTTTGCAAAAACTACCTTCATCAAACTGCTGTGTGTGTGGTACATATTATTCAGCCATAAGAAGTTCATCTTGATTGTCTGTGCCAGTGAGGAATTGGCAGTTAATGTGATCAGTGACATTGTTGCCATGCTGGGCCACCCCAACTTGGTAGGTTTGTTTGGCAATTGGGAGCAAAACTGCGAAGAAAATCAGAAGCATAAGAAAGTGTTCTATTTCCGCGGACGCACAGTCATTTTGCAGGGTGTAGGAGCTGAAACTTCTGTTCGCGGTATCAACCGAAACAACAAACGTCCAGACGTCATCATCATGGATGACATTCAAAAGAAAGAGGATGCCAAGAATAAGGAATTGGCCAACAAGATGCTGGAGTGGATGGTTGGCACACTGATGAAGGCGCGCAGCAACAGCGATTGCACCTTTATTTTCGTGGGAAACATGTACCCGCAGAACTCCATTCTCGACATGCTGCGTAAAAATAAACAGTGGGTGTCTTTTGTGGTTGGCGGCATTCTGGAGGATGGCGACTCCCTATGGCCAGAGCTGAAGCCAATCGAAATGTTGCTGGAGGAGTGGGAATCAGATAAGGATCTAGGGCAGGAGGACATCTTTCTGTCAGAAATTCTTAACTCCACGGACATGCCACTGGCAACTGGCATTGATTTGCAAGAGATTAAGGTAGCTCCAGACTGGATGAGTGATGTCCAACCAGATGGCAGTTTCATCATAATTGATCCCTCAGGTTCGGACAAGACAAGCGACGATTGCACAATCAACTATTATGAGGTGAAGGATGCCAAGCCGATCCTGACTGAAATTAAAGCTGGCACGTTCACTCCGAAAGAAACAATCATCAAAACGCTGGAAATTGCACTGACTACCAACACTCGGTTGATTTGTGTGGAAGCAGTTGCATATCAAAAGTCACTGTTGTTCTGGTTTACTGACTACTGTCAGGAGCACAACATTGAAGGGTTTGAATTCCACCCAGTATCCCCGCGGGGTCAAGCAAAGAATGCCAGAATTAAGAAGGGCGTTGTTAAGCTGATTGCCGGGGAAATTTACGTACATAAAGAAGTGCGTAGCCTGGTAGCTGACCAATATCGGGAGTGGAACCCAATGAAGCGTAACAACCGGGATGACATCATTGATCCCATTGGCTACGTGGAGGAGGTCACGACTAATTATGCACATTTCATCCCACACATGATTTTCTCTAATGAAGCTGACCACCCAGATGCAGCTCATACGGACGATCTGGAACTGTCCATTTAACTGGAAACACCATGGCCAAACTGACACCCAAAACAAACAGCACTGATCCGCAGGTTCGCACACTGAACGCAGCTCAGCGGATCCAAGCGCTGGATTACGCAAAGCAGTGTGCCAATGCATTCACTGGGAGCTTGTCCAGCTTTCGGTCTGTGCTGCAGTACCGGGACCGGGCGTACATGCGCCAGCTGAATCAGACAGCCAAGCAGCTAGAAGCAGTCCGCAGCGCCATGCAAGGTGACACTACCATTGCTCAGGACATCACAGTCCCAGTGATCATGCCGCAGATTGAATCAGCCGTGGCTTACCAAGCTGGGGTGTTTTTGACCAGCTATCCCATCTTTGGTGTGGTGGCATCTCCAGCTAACCAGGATGTGGCCACCATGTTTGAAGCCACACTGGCTAAACAGGGTGAGAAGTTTGGCTGGGCACGGGAGATGTTGAAGACGTTCCGAAATGGGATGAAATACAATTTTGGTCCGATGGTAGTGGACTGGACTCGCATTCCTATCCAGAAACTGGTCAACAATGCTGATCTCAACTCCAAAGATCGCGTTAAAATGGAGCAGGCCTTTTACCAGGGTAACTCTCTCACCAGCTTGGATCCATACAACTGTTTCATGGACACGCTGTGTGCCCCCTGCGACATCCCAACCAAGGGCGAATTCTTTGGCTGGAATGATCTCATGTCGAGAATCCAGTTCAAACGATTCGTGGGCACACTGGATCCGCACTGCACGTACGGACTGAAGCACGCATTTGAGAGTGGATATTCAATGGGAGCTGGCGGCGATTCCAGCTCCGCATTCAACTACTACGTTCCCCAGGTAAATCGTTACTTCAACATGCAGGATCTGGTATCTCAGGCTAAGACGAACTGGGCGAGCTGGGCTGGTCTGGAGAAGACCATTGGAAACGATATTGATTACCGTGACCGTTACTTGGTAACAACTCTCTTCTGCCGTGCCTGTCCCAGTGACTTTGGTGGTTACGGCAACATTCCTCAGATCTACAAGTTGGTGATTGTCAACTGGCAGCATGTTGTGTACGCTGAGCGCTTGATTGTGGCTCACGACTACTTGCCTGTGGTTGTCATGCAGCCCAATGAGGACGGTCTGGGATATCAGACACAGTCCATGCTGGACAATTCCATTCCGTACCAGGACATGGCCACGGCAATGTGGAACACCACAATTGAATCACAGCGTCGTAAAGTTTACGACCGCCTGGTGTACAATCCGCACTACATTGACAAGAAGAATGTGGATCCTGCTGCTTCGGTGTCTCGCATCCCAGTCAAGAATGCAGGTATGCTGGGTTTCGACATTCAGAAGGCGCTGTACAAAATTCCCTACGATGATCCGCAACCGACGCTGGGCATCCAAGCTAGCCAGTTGATTGGGCAGATGGCAGATGAAGCTGCAGGTCAGAACAGAGTGGCGCGTGGCCAGTTCCAGAAGGGCAACAAAACCAGCACTGAATTCGAAACTACCATGGATGGTAGCAACAATCGTCAGCAGTTGCAGTCGTTGACTTTGGAACACCAGTCGATCACTCCCATCAAGGAGATTATCCGCAGCAACACACTCCAGAATCAAGCAGTGGAAAGCATCCTGAACAGGAACAGCAAGGAGATTGTGGAAGTGGATCCTGTGGCACTGCGGGAAACAATTCTGGAATTCAACATGACTGACGGCGTCTTGCCAACAGACAAGCTGATGAGTCCGCAGGTCATGCAAGTGTTCATGCAAACTGCACAAGCAATTCCAGGCGCAATGGCTCAGTACGACGTGTTGGGTATGTTCCTGTACTGGTGTAAGCTGAAGGGTGCTACTTGGTTGAACGACTTCAAGAACAACCCAGAACAGCAGCAGCAGGCATTGGGGTTGATGCAGCAGTCTGCACAAGCAACAGCTGCCACGCCCACGGATGCAACTCAAAATGCAGCCAACGTAGCAACTGCACAAGCGCAACAAGCCCAGGCAGCCGCAGCTGCTCAAGGTCAACCAGGAGCTTGACATGAGAATTAAACTGGATGGATTTTTCACTGAGTTTGAACTGTCAGTAGAAGAGGAGCAGGCAGCTTTGGCCAATCCTTTGCTGCTGGCATTTATTCAAAACAAGAGAGCAGCTTATGTTGCTGCGTTTGCACAAGCCCAACTGACCACTGCGTCGCAAGGAGAACTGCTGGAACTGGAGCGCCAGCGTGCTAAGATTTCCATTTTGACTGAACTGATTGACGAGATCGTGCAATCCCAAACTGCTGATATCGAATCAGAATCCACTGACACACCCAACTGACCATTCCCAAAGGAACTATCATGGCTGACTTCTTTTCCAAGATGAATCCGTTCAACTCGCAGCAACGTCCAGTGCCTGCCACTCCGCCGGCTTCCCAACAAGCTCAACAAGGTCCGCAGAACTCCAACTTCCAGAATCCGCAAGGAACGCCTACTGGCGGCAATGGTAATCCTGCACCACAGTCGCAGAATCCTCTGGACGAGTTCAACAGCATGTTTGGCTTCAATCGCCAGCAGCAGCAAGGTGGCCAGCAACCAGCTCCACAGCAACAGCAGGCACCGCAACAGCAACAGTCACCGGCGTATGACGGCTATACTCAGCCGTTCGACCTGGCTCAGGCGCGTACTCGCATGTCCAACGTGAAGTTCTCGGCACAGCTGCCGGAGGAGATTCGTCAGAAAATTGCAGCTGGTGATACCAGTGCCTTCTTCGACGCGCTGGATCATGTTGGCCGCGAGTCGTTCTTGCACTCAACCCAGATGGCACACCAATTCGTGGATCGTGGTGTGAAGACTGGCCTGGACCGTTTCGGTGGCGGTTTGGATGAGCGCTTCCGCGATTATGAAGTTCGCCAGCAGAATCCTGACAATGAAGTGCTGAGTCACCCAACCGTGGCTCCCATGTTCAATGCAATCAAGAAGATGATGGCCGACAACAACCCCGGCATGTCAGCTCAGCAGGTTGCAGAGAACGCCAAGAAGTACTTCACGCAACTCAGCACTGCCATGAATCCTCAGGGACCGCAGCAGGGCAACTCCCAAAGCAACCCCCAAGAGCCGGACTGGGCAGCATCTTTCGGTGTCGACGCATCGGAACCTGGCGGCCAGCAATCGCAACAGTTCCAATCTCAAGGCAATGTTCAGCCGCGAGGTTTCTGACCACTCACGTAACTCTCTGGAGATCTTTCAATGGCAACCAATCTCATCGCGACGCAATCGATCCCACGTGGTCTGATGCGTCAATCCTTTGCAGCAACCATGGCTCGTTTGATGCCCATGGGCGGTGCTCCTCTGTACGGCCTGAGCTCGCTCATTCCTGACGCCAGCGTGCTCAGTTTCGAGCATGGCTACTGGACGAAGATCATGGCCTTTCCCAAGGTTGTGGCTGCTTCCGGTTCTGCCATCACCATCACTGGCAACACTGTTGTGCTCAACATCACAGCTGATGCTGGCGGTGTGCTGGGTGCGAACACGAACGGCAGCTTCTTGGTTGCTGGTGATCAGATGGTGGATGACACCACCTATGAGCAGTTCCGCGTGATCTCGACCACCATCAATGATCTTGGTGCTGGCACTTTGACGCTGCAGCGTGCTCTGTCGTCGACGTTTATCACTGACAGCAACACGATGGTGGCAGTGAACAACGCCACAGACAACAAGTACCCTGGCATCTCTGGCGGCATCGCACCTCTGGCTGCTGCTTCCGGCATTCCTGCTGCAACTGGTGTGACGACTCGTGCGATCACGCTGTTCCATGCGGGCAATGCGTTTGAAGAAGCTTCAGTGCGTCCGACTGCTGTGTCGCTGGTTGCTCAACGTGCCAGCAACTACACGCAGATCTTCCGCAATTCCTGGGCTGTTTCCCGCACTCTGGCAGTTTCACAACTGCTGGCTGGCAACGGCGCTGTGCAGGAATCCAAGCTGGACTGCGGTGCTTTCCATGCACTGGCAATCGAAAAAGCGCTGTTCTTTGGTCAGAAGTCATTGACCACGGTGAACGGTCAACCGTTCCACACCATGGATGGCATCTACAACGTCATCAATAACAATGCACCCGCGAACATCTCTGTTCTGGGGGCTGGTGCTGGCGGTGGTACGACCTGGACCGACTTGGAAGCTGCCCTGGACAAGACGCTGCAAGTCAGTGGCGATCCTCGTGGCGGCAACGTCCGCACGCTGTTCGTTGGTGGTCAAGTGAAGCGCGGTCTGACCGACATCGCTCGCAAGAACTCCAACTACAACATCGAGCAAGATGGTTCCAGCATGCAGCTGACCGAGTGGGGTCTGGAAGTTTCCACACTGCGCACGGCTCGTGGTCGCTTCGAAATCATCGAGCACCCGCTGCTGAATGCCTACGGTGCCAACTCTCCGCTGGCCAAGACTGCATTCGTGGTGGACTTGGGTGCGTTGAAGGTCGGCTACCTGCGCAAGACCCAGGAAGACCTGTACAACCAAAGCGGTGCGCAGGTCGACAACTCCATCGACGCTCAAGGTGGCGTGTTGACCACTGAACTCACGCTGGAAATCACCAATCCTGGTGCGTTCGGTGTGTTGAAGAACATCAACAACGTCGGCCTGGCTGGCTGATCCTTGTCGGGATTTCCTCCCAGGTAGAGATATCTGGGAGGTCTTTTTTCGACTTCAACATCTGAAAGAACACATCATGTCTCTCACATCCATCACTCTCGACGACACTGTTGAAGGCAAGATCCTGTCGGAAGCTCCTGGTAGCAAAGAAGGTCAAGTCACCTTCATCGGTCCCGCACAATCCAGCATCATGCTGGGTGGCGGTTTCGAGATCACCTTCCACGGTGGCGTATTTCGCACCAGCAATGAGGAGCTGATCGCTGCTCTCACTCGCCTGTCCAAGCGCGGCACCGGCATTCACAAGCTGGAAACTGTGGCCGCTGTGGCCGCTGCCAAGGATGCTGATCCGCTGAAACAGTTGGCGGATGAATCCAAGCAGGAAGCTGCTGATGCGGCCAAGGCCAAGGCTGTCGCTGACGCTGCCAAGAAGTAATTGACAAGTTCGGGAGTTGAGATGACATCGTTTGCTGAACTTCAAACTTTGACGATCGAGTTGACTCGACGTCCCGAACTTGCGTCAATGACAAAGCAAGCAATTCGCACGGCAACACTGCGTGCGCATTGCACAGACTTCTTCCACCGAGACGCACATGCAGCTGTACTCACGTATACGCCCTCGTCTGGTGTGAGTTTTGTGGATGTGGCAGATATTTACGCTGCCATTCCGCGACTCCGTGGAATCAAGTTTGTGCAATGCGTCAACCCAGCTAATCTGGCCCCAACAGAGAACCTGGAATACCGGGATTTGGATGATGTGTACAACGAACGCAAGCAACTGCGTCCAAGTGTGTACACACTACGAGGCACCAACTTGCGCATATACCCACTCCAGCAAACAGGTAGCATTGACGTGCACTGTTTTCTGCTGCCAACTGTCACTGAGGTTGGATACTCTTCCTGGATTGCAAATGACTTTCCGGAAGAGGTTGCAACCTGGGCTGCAGCATCTGTTCTGCACCGCGTTGGTAATGCTGAGCAGGCACAAGCAATGTTGAAAATGCAAGTGCAGCCGTTCCAGCAGATGCTGATTGAGACCTACCAAGTGCCTACAATCAACTGAGGATTTGTCATGTCTATTGTTGATCCAAAAGACCCCACCAAGCCAGTATATCCGGATAAAGTCAAGCAGTTGGCTGATGAAATCCGGGCACTGAAAACTCGAATCAACACCTTGGAATCCCAAGTTGTACGAGCTCCTGGGCTGGAAATGCTTGATGCGCTACCTGAAGCTGCTGTGCGAGCCAACCACATCCACGCTTATGATAGCGTTGGTGACCCAATGATGCTGGTTGGCATGCCAGGTGAAGACAGTGCGGTTCAGTTGCAGGTGGACCTCGCCAGCCCCGCAGTCGGCAGTGGTGGTGCACTGATCTACGCTAACGATGGTGCTAGTGGTTCGGTATTCACGACCGTTGCCGGGTTCATTGCAAAATGCGTCTCATCGGCTGGAGCATCTGTTGTTGGGTTTGTGCAATCGGGTGCTGGTGCGGTCACGCGGACGAGTCAGGACAAGATGCGCGAATACCGCAGCGTGATGGACTTCGGGGCTAAAGCGGACGGCAACTATGCAACCGGTGCGGGCACTGACAACACAGCGAATTTTCAGGCCGCGCTCAACTCGGTTTCGGATTCAGGCGGCGGCGCGGTTTATGTGCCCCCCGGCATTTACAAGCTGGCGGGCAAGATCACCATGCCTAACGCGGTGATGCTGATCGGGGCAGGCAAGTGGCAGTCCATCCTGTTCGCGCCCACATCATTTTCTGATGTTCATGGCCTGATTTATATGCCATACGTTGGCGGCTATGCAAGCG